CTGTTGGGCACACGCTACCGAAATGCTGCCGGCCGACCAATCCGCCTTCGCTGATTCCCTGGTCATGGGTTCCGGGCTAGGTGCGGAATGAGTGAACTCAATCCCAGCAACGTTCCACCGGTGAGGAATATCGAATGGGCACACGCGGGAAAGATTGGGTGCAGTTTTCGGCAGCGGCAAAAGCTGGAAGAACTTTTGTCATGGGAAGGAATCAAAGCTCCCGATCTTTTCGGAGATGGGTTTATATCTATCTCGCATTTATCGCGGTGGGCAGCGCATTGGGCTATCGAAATGCTCGAATCCCGGATCGAAGCGAAAGCGATACAGGAGGCCCGTGAAGAATTCCTCGAGGCCGAGGAAGAAGAATTGAAACGGAATATGGGGATCATTCTTCGGCAAATCATGGCGGATCGGAATGCCTAATTTGTGGTGCTGGTCATGCTACGGCCGGCAGGAAATGACCGAAACGGAAAGCCTGGTATTCAAGTGCAAAACATGCGGCCAGAAAAGGGACCTATCCGATCCGGTCGAAATGTTCGGCAAGGAAGGCGAATAGGGTCATGGACTTGCGCGGTGTGCGGTGAAAAAGGATCAGGCGGAACCGCTGGTTTCTACGACCATTATAACCGAACCCATCCTTCCGGATCGTGAATCCGGCCTGGAACGGTGCGGTGAATGTGGGGCTTGGATGATCGGGGAATGTGGAACCGGTCATGCTTCCTAATCAGATTGAGATTGTTAAACGATTATCGGAATTGTCGAAGATTCTTGACCGGGCAACGGACGATATCGCGGTGGCGGATGAAGCTGCCGTGCTTGCGAAACAGGCTTTCGAAGTGGCCTACGCTCGAGCCTTCATCAACTGCGAAGGTTCCGTGGACCATCGGAAGCATGAGGCAACAATCCGCACCCAGGCGGAAAGGCTTGAGTATGAGCTTGCCTTTCAAAAGCACCGTGCGGTGAGGGAAAGGATCAATACGATTCGTTCCCAACTGTCGATCGGGCAAACCCTTTCGGCGGCGATTAGAAGTCAATTCCTGGCGGAACCTGTCGGCCAGGACACTTAAAGGAGGAAAATTGGCTAGTCAAATGGAAGCCCGTGAATGGGCAAAGGCTAACGGTATCGAGGTTGGGAAGCGGGGCCGGTTGCCCGGTCGTATCGTCCAGGCTTTCGAGGCTTCGAAGAAGTCTGTTCAATGGTCCCCGGATGCGGCACCGGTCGAAGAAGCGTGAAACTCAATACCGTCAGCGGCGGCGGATCGTTGCTGACCTGTTGGAGGCCCGTCCGGTGTGTGAACGCTGCCACCGGGCGGCCTCGACGGATGTGCATGAGGTTATCCGCCGGTCTCAATGGCGGGATGGGATCCTCGAGCTTGGGAATCTTCGGGCTTTGTGCCGGCCGTGTCACCGGTGGGTTACGGAGAATCCGGCGGCCGCAGTCGAATCGGGTTGGTCGGATTGGTCATGGAATCGCTACCTTCACGAATGGGACGGGCAACCGTGAATCGACCTAAAGTTATTGGTACTCGAGCAGAAACCGCCGTCGTGAATTTCGCCCGCGGTTTGGGTTTCCATGAGGCCGAACGGCTTGCCTTGAAAGGATCCGACGATCACGGCGATATCCGTCTATGCCGGCGGCCGCTAGTGATCCTCGAAGTCAAGGCCGGCAAGACTGCCCAGGATGCTTCCTGGAATCAAATCCAAGCGTGGATGAAAGAAACAATGAAGGAACGGGACGCGGCATGGCGGGCCCACAACGATAAAGAATGCCCATTTCACGGTTTCCTAGTTACACAAAGGCGCGGTTACGGCATCGGCCGTGTCGAAGATTGGTGCGTTTGGTCCCTCCCCGACGATCAGGAAGGATCCCTCGAGCTCGGGGTCCCCGGAATGTTCCCGCTTGGCGGTTTCCTTTGGGTGATGAAGGAACGGTGGTCGTATGTATAGGACCGGTTGGGAAGGCTGGATGGATGATGCTTCATGCCGTACCGTCGACCCGGAACTATTCTTCGCAGAGCCAACCGATAATGCTTCACGGCGGAAAATGAAGGATGCGAAACGGGTTTGTTATGTTTGCCCCGTTGTCGATAAATGCCTAGAATATGCAGTCTCGAACCGGATCCCGTTCGGTATTTATGGCGGATTGGATTGGGAAGAACGGCAAAGGCTTATCAGGGTCCGTGATTATGTCGCGGGCTTGTCAGCGTAGGAGGAAATCATGAGTGCAAATATCACTATCGTCGGCCGATTGTCTGCGGATCCAGAAATCCGTTTTGCGGCATCAGGGAAACCGATAGCAAAATTTACTGTTGTCTCGTCAAGAAACAAAAAAGTCGATAATGAATGGAAAGAGATTGATACGACATTTTGGAATGTGACGGCCTTCAATAAACTTGCCGAGAATATTTGCGAATCATTCGCAAAAGGTAACCGCATTATTGTTCTAGGCAAAGCGAAAATCGAGAATTATGAAACTGCTAATGGTGAGAAAAGAAACCGCACCGAAATAACGGCAGATTATGTTGGGGCATCAATCGAATACGATCCCGTGAAGATCATTAAAGTAGATCGGCCCCAGGAAGGCCGAAAGGCATTCCAGGAAGCAAAAGCTTCGATCGAAGATCCTTGGTCAGCACCGGACGAAATCGGTTTCTAATGACTCAAGGCGTAATGTTGTCATTTCGTGTCACCGAGAAGGAAGCGGAAATGATTCGCGGTGCCGCGGTTGAAGCGGGCATGACGGTATCTCAATGGATACGGGCCCAAATAACGGGAGTGAAATAATGCAGATTACTTTAGGTTTACGGGAAAGAATCATGGCCGCTAATGTCGGCCAGATGCGGCGGCTTACTGCCATGCGGCGGGAATCGGCACATAGTCACGGTGCGACGGATCTTGGTTGGGATGAAGATATCGAAGGTGCGGCCGCGGAATTAATCGTCGCTAAATACTTAAACGTGTTTTGGAATCTGGAAACCGATGTCGGTGATCCAGATATAGGAACGAATATTCAAGTAAGGTGGACACGACGACACGACAATTCCCTAATCGTTCGACCATCGGATCCACCCGACCATTTCTACGTCCTAGTCACAGGGCAAATGCCGACAATGACCATTCAAGGATTCATCCTTGGTCTCGAGGCGCAGGATCCCGCGTGGCTTCGATCACCGAACGGCCGGGCAGCTGCATGGTTCGTTCCTAGCGAATACTTAGCTTCGATCGATGAACTACCTTTGTTCTTGACTCGAACACTTCAACCCTGTTAGATGTCCTAACCGTCGTCTCAACGCATCCCGACATTAACTAGATGCGTGCCGGAATAGGAGTGACCGAATCCGTTAACCGGCTAACGGACTAACCGCCACGATCGGGCGGAAGGAGTCGCATGCTAAAGCTGCTCGGCCTAGTGCCAGGCGGCCTAAAGTCATGCCCTGGGCGGAAACGAGGGCTCCGGCTTTTGGGGGGGTTTCCCAGGAGTCTGCCTAGATTTAGAAACTACTTATAAACGGTGGGAGGGTCCGTGAAATGTGAAGTTTGTTCGAGGGATCAGGAATCCCGGGTTTGTGTGAAATGTGCTTCTCGGATGCGTTCCCAATTGGAGGATCTTCCTAACTTCCTGTATGACGCGGGTGGGGCTTTGATGCCGGGAAAGGTGGGCGGCTCGAGGTCGAAAGAAATCCAGATTGGTATCCGGATTGATGCTCTCGATTTCGTTGCGGGGTTCGATATTGTCCCGGTGCTTGAGGCGTGGGAAAAGGATTGGCGGCGGTTTTTCGAGCTTGCCCCGTTCGGGCCGGCATCGATCATTAGGTTTAATGAGGCTGGCCCGAATGCGGATCCGGTCGGGGTTCGAATGAATGGGTCGATTGGTTTCCTTAATTCGTGGCTTGATAAGGCTTGTGACAGGCATCCCGCTATCGATGACTTCGGGCGGGAGATTGCCGGTTTGTGGCGGCAGGCCCAGGCCGCTGCAGGTCAACAGCCCCGTTCGGCCTGGTCGGTGACCTGTCCCGCGGATAGCACGGATGGGGAGTGTGGCCGGCCGATCCGGATCACGGGGGAGGATTTTGGCGGTTCCGTGTGCTGCCCGGGTTGCCGTACGAATTGGACAATTGCCCGGTTACTGATGGTTGTGGCTTCCTCGAGGCATGCGGAATTGTGGCTGGATCCGGAGGCCGCGTCAACTTTCTTCGGCATTCCGACTAGGGATCTTCGACGGTGGGCGGCAGCTGGACGTATCCGCCGGCACCGGAACCGCTATGAGTCCCATTCGATCCGGGAAGCGATAGCGGCCGCCTCATGATGCCCGTTAATTCATGCAGGATCGAACCGAATGAGCCTTACCCGATTATGGGTAAGTGCCCGATCTGCGGAACCGTAGTCCCGATTATTTTCATTCGCGTGACGGTGAATCGGGGATGGAAACGAACCGTCAATGTTGAAGTTTCCGGGGATGCTACTGATTGGGTTTCCCATATGTGGGCCCATCAATTCGAGGTGAGGTCATGAAAGAATTCGGCGGCCGGTGGAAGTATTCGAAGAAACACGGCGCTATGATCTGGAAATGGAAGGCCCGCAAAGTCAACAAAAAGAAATCACGACACGCGGGAACGAACTAGACAAAACGGGAAATCTGCCTATCATGTTTGCTAGTCTCACATGAACTATGTCCAAAGGTAGGCGATGACAGAAACCCTCGACGAGCTCGACGAGGCTCTACGTCACTTGAGCCTGGTCCCCGCTGACGAACGGGGCGAAGCATGGCACGCCTACATGAATGCCATACTCGAGAAGCGGAAAACAAACCTCGAACCGGAATTCTCAGGGAGGAAATAATGGTCAGCGAAAAGGATCTAGAAAAAACGATCTTATGGTCATGCGGGAATCCCACCGTCGGTCCGATCCGCGACAACGCAGCCACAATCGCCCACGCAATCCACCGCCTAGTTTACCCGAAGGCCGATAAGGAAAACCGGATCATCACGGCGGAGGAAACCCCCGAAAAGGAATGATCCCCGGAATCCCACGACCCTGCCTAGACTGCGGAAAATTAATTTACGAAAAAAATCGTTGCGAGGAATGCCGGGGGGTACTCCAACAAAAAATCGATCAGGCACGGGGACCCCGACCCCACTACGGCGGATCCTACAAACGGCGGGCAAAACTAGTCAGAGAAACCGCTAAACAATGTTGGATCTGCGGGGGGGGCCCACGAGGAAACGATCCATTCCAAGCTGATCATTACTATCCCGGCGATAAAGACTCCCCCTTACTAGCTGCCCACCGAAGCTGCAACATTCGCCGCGGCAACACTCCACCACCGGAACGATAAACAAAACGCAAAAAACACGACCGATACCCACCACCTACCTAGCCCCTACCGGGGGCGGCGCGGGCACACAAAAAAAATTAAACAGAAAAAAAATTACTCAACCTCGATCCCCATCACCACCGGGGGCACCGGGGACTAAACCCCCGGGTGGGTGCAAAAATCGGACATAGCGGGCGGCGGGCACCTGGGCCCTCGACAGGCAGGGACGGTGGCAAAATTAGATTTTGGGATTTGGAGGTTTTCGGGTGACTCGAGGCCGGCCGAGGAAACCGACCGAAGCTCACAAGAAACTAGGTTCGTATCGTGCCGATCGGCATTCCTCGAGTCTGGCCCTTGTGCCGGCGGCGGATGCTTTGCCGCATGAATTTACGGCCGCGGATGCGTTTGCCCAGGTCATGGCCGACGGTGTGGTTTGGTTGGCTCGGACTGATGCCCCGGCTTTGGCTTTGCTTCGGTCGATGCTTGAGGAACGTGAAGGTTTGCGGGAGCTTGCTTTGAATGGTGCCCCGGAATGCCGGAAGCATTTGCGGGATCTTGATAAGCAGATTATCGGTTTGCTTTCTAATCTTGGTTTCGATCCGGCGGCGCGGGCCCGCCTTGGTTTGGCCGAGGTGAAAACGAAAACGAAGCTCGAGGCCCTTCGGGAAAAACAGAAGTAGTGTCTTATGCCTGCCGTTAAAGGGTGGCCGCCGGCGATTATTACTCCGGTTCCGGCGGCCGATATTCGCCGCGGGTCTGGTGCCCACGTTGTGGATTTCATTGAGCAGCTTTGCCCGCAGGTGAAAGATTCGGTAGGCGGTCATGCCGGGGATCCGTTGCTTTTGTTGCCCTGGCAGAAAAAGGTCTTGGGTGCTTTGTTTGCTCGGCGGCCGGATGGGAAGCTTCGGCATCGCACGGGAATTATTGGTTTGCCGCGAAAGAATGGTAAATCGGCCCTTGGTTCGGGGATCGGTCTTTATGGTTTGATGCTTGGCCCGAACGGTGGCGAGATTTATTCGTGTGCTGCGGATCGGGATCAGGCCCGGATCGTTTTCGGTTCGGCACGGCAAATGGTAGAACGGTCCCCGGAGCTGGTAGAGGTTACGAAGGTTTACCGGGACGCTATCGAGAATGTTCAAACCGGTTCGGTATACCGGGTGCTGTCGAGTGAAGCTTTCACGAAGGAAGGCTTATCCCCGACTCTGGTTATTTACGACGAGCTTCACGCGGCCCCGAATGATGATCTTTGGAACGTAATGAGTTTGGCGCAGGCGGCCCGCGTCGATGCCCTGGTTTTGGGGATCACTACGGCCGGGGTTCGTACGGATTCTTCCGGTCAGGATTCGGTATGTTACCGGCTGTTTCAATATGGCTCGAGGATTGCCGCCGGTGAGCAGGATGATCCTAGTTTTTTCATGGCCTGGTGGCAGGCCGGACCGGATGCGGATCACCGGGATCCGAAATCGTGGATGATTGCGAATCCTGGTTTCGGGACTTTGCAGGATCCGGAGGATTTCGATTCGGCGGTTCGTCGGACTCCGGAGAATGAGTTTCGCACGAAGCGAATGAATCAATGGGTTGCATCCTCGACGGCTTGGCTTCCTGCCGGTGCCTGGGATTCCCTCGACCGGTGCGATATTCCCGGCCCTGATATTCCCGTCGTGCTTTTCGTGGACGGATCTTTTTCCGGTGACTCAACATTTATCGCTG